CAAAGTTAGCGATCAACTAAAGCGCAAAAAGGATGAACACAGAGCCGAAGCGTTGTTAATGGCTGCATATGCGAGGGCTGTAGAGTGATGGCGCACGTTGACCTTTGCAGTGGCATAGGCGGCTTTGCGTTGGGCTTTGAATGGGCAGAACTTAGCAAGCCAGTTTTGTTTTGCGACATCGAGCCTTGGAGCCGACAGATTTTAGCAAAGCATTGGCCAGACGTGCCGATTGCAGAAGATGTAAAGGAACTAGCTAATGACCCAACTAGAATTATTCACGCAATCGGAGACAGACCAAGCATCCTCACAGCCGGATACCCCTGCCAGCCTTTTTCTCAAGCCGGGCAGCGCAGAGGCAGCCAGGATGACAGACACATCTGGCCAGAAATATTTTCCATTGTTCAGCAAGTCAGACCAGATTGGATTGTTTGTGAAAACGTTTCTGGGCACATCACTATGGGCCTCGACGAGGTGCTTTCTGACTTGGCAGACAAAGCCAATTACGCAGTCCAAACATTTCATCTTGGAGCTGTATCCGTCGATGCCCCACATAGACGTATGCGACTCTGGATTGTCGCAAGAAATGTGGGCAACTCCAAACACGATGGATCACCTACCCCAACGGTCAAAGGAAGCATTGGAGAGGCAAGCAAACACCACACGCAAGGGCAGAACAAGACCAGCCAATCTCAGAGAGCAAGTAAACCCAGAGACAGTGGAAGCGTGGGAGAAAGCGCAAGCACCACAGATGTGGCCGACGCCAATAGCCTCAACAGGAGGGCCGTACAAGAACCACAAGGGAGACGAAAAGAAAATCCCATCAAGCGGCAATCCCCTAGCAACAGCAGTAGCGATGTGGCCGACGCCGACAACCGACATAGGTCACGAAAGATCAAGGGAATATTGGATCAATCGGATAGGCAAGCACCAGATAGACTTGCAAGGAGCGGTGAAGATGTACCCAACACCGACAGCAGGCTTGGAGAAACACAGCACCAAAGAAGCGTACTGGCAAAACAGAATACAGAAGGGTCGGCAAGAGGACATTCAGATGAGGGTCTACAAGGAAACCGGCAGTGGAAGCCTCAATCCAAATTGGGTGGAATGGCTGATGGGTTATCCCGATGGGTGGACGAGCCTAGAGACATCCCAAGAGTAAGCCAAGGCGTTCCAAATAGAGTGCAACGTTTAAAGGGTTTAGGCAACGCAATATTGCCGCAAATAGCCATGCGAATTGGTCAGACGATCAAGGCGGTAGAGGAGACAACATGAAACAAGGCATATACAAAGATATAACAAACGCAGATTATCATGCAGAAACAGGCGTTAACGCTTCCTTCTTAAAGCAATGGATCACCAAATCACCGTTCCATGCGATGCATAATCAGTTTAACCTCGCCAAGCATGTGGCAGACGTGGGAACAGCCGTGCATAGCGAAGCATTAGAGCCAGAGCTAGGCAATGTTTTAGTCTCAGATGAGAAGTCACGCGCAACAAAAGCTTTCAAAGAGTTAGACGCATTAGCCCAAGCGCAAGGCAAGGTCGTTCTGCCCCGCAAAGACTACGACATGGTCAAGGGAATGGTGCATGGCGTCGAAGCTGATTACGGCGAGATCGTAGGCGGTTTGATGAACGATCAGCATTGCGGCAAGCTCCTACAGCAAAAAGATAAGCAAGTGGAGCATAGCTACTTTGTAGAGCATCCTAGCACTGGCCTCTTGCTGAAATGCAGACCAGACATTTATTCGCCAAAGCTGCAAGTCATGGGAGACGTAAAAAGCGCCGCCCAAGCTGATCCTAGAAACTTTGGTAAGGCAATCTTTCGCTTGGGGTATCACTTTCAAGCTGCGCATTATTTGCTTTGTGCCAAGCTCCTAGAAGTAGAGGTGCAATACTTTGGCTTCCTAGCCGTAGAGAAAGAATGGCCCTACCCTGCGCACTTCCACACGCTTGACCAAGAAGCATTGGAATACGCAACAAACGTTGTTGAAACAGCATTAACCGAAATTGCAGAAGCAAAAGAAACCGGCAAGTACGATACGCGCTGGGGTGACTTCTCGATGCATAACCTACCCGATTATCTAGACCAATAAAGGAGACAAACACATGGATTATCGACTCACAAACGTCAAAGCACTTTGGCCAAAAATAGACCGGGCATATAAGTTTGACCCAACCCCTACAGAAAACAGACCCAAAGGTGGCAGTGTGCCTTGCGATGCAACTGACCCAGAAGGTGTTTACGAAATGCACGTTGTAATGACCGATCAGCAAGGTAAAGACCTAGCAAATACTATGCGTAAGGCTTGGAAGGAAGATGAAAAAGTAAATAAAAAACCATTCCCTTACAATGATATTGAGCAAATAGTTCCGTTAAATGAGGATAATACTGGACGTATTGCCAAGCTAAAAAAGAAAACTTACCAAGATGCCAAAAGTAAGCCACGCCAATATTTAAAAGACGGAAGCAAAGCAGCAGACGATTTTCAGCTTACGACTAATAGTATTGTTCATACTGCAATCACGTTAAAGCCTTATGATTTTGGAGGCAAACAAGGCGTCACTTTACGTTTGCAAGCCGTAATGGTTGAGGAACTTGCAGAACGTGAACAGCAAGAGCAAAGCAATCCGTTTAACGACCTTGTTGAAGCGCCAGTTGATGCAGTAGCAAACGAATTTGCAGACTTGCTCGATGGCAAAAAGGATAAACCAAAGGCACCTAAAAAGTCAGCTTTTGGTGATGATCTTGGCAAAAAAGAAGAGAAAGCTGCGTTAAACGATCTAGACGATGAGATTCCGTTTTAACTTATGCCTGACTACGAACAACCATATTGGTCAGAATGGTCAGACAGGATTATCACCAGATACAACATGAAGCGTGTGTCTGGTGGTAATTCATCGGCTGAATATCATGGCCCATGCCCTTCATGCGGTGGCACAGACAGGTTTCGCATCAACGAATATCAGAACCTTGTTAAAGTGCATTGCAGACAGTGCAACGACTTCCGTAGCATTACAGATGAGATGAAGCACGACGGCGTGTGGCCTGTTTTTAAACAAGAAAAGCCGTTTGAGCATAAACCAACTGCAAGCGATTTTGAAAACATAATTAAGCTAAAACCGGGCAGCAATATGAGCACTTACATTGAGGCAAAACAAATCGAGCTGATAAATGCAGAGCTAGATGGTGATACGGTTGTAGTACCTCTCTATAATTTTGAGCAAGAGGTTGTTGGGCATCAAAGAATAGCACCCAATGGGCTAAAGAAGTTTAACAAAGGTTTGGTCAAAGATCAGGCTTTTGGCGTCATAGGTACGCTCACAGGCGATTGTACAGCATGGGTAACAGAAGGTTATGCAACTGGGGTAAGCGTGCATATGGCGTTAGATCAGCAAGTGCCAGTGATCTTTGCGTTAGACGCGGGCACGCTGCCCAAGATTTGCAATGCGTTTGCTATACAATGGCCAGATATTACGTTGCAGATTGCAGCAGATAATGATACGCCAGGGATCGCAGCCGCTAAAGCGTCAAAGAGGCAGTATGCACTTCCAGAAATACAAGGTGCAGATTGGAACGATATACACGTTGGCCAAGGGCTAGATAGCGTAAAACAAGGCTTACAGCGGCTGCACGATGCATGGGTAGAAAAGCCTAAAGCAAAGCTATTTACGCATATAGATGATCTCGTCATAAAAAAACCAGATTGGCTCATAGATGGCCTCATAGAACGCGATACACTAGCGATGTGCTTTGGTGCGTCTGGGTCTGGTAAAACGTTTCTGGTGCTTGATATGGCGCTTTGTATAGCCACCGGCAAGCAATGGAACGAACATAACGTCAAACAAAGCAGCGTGTTCTACCTTTGTGGCGAAGGGGGCAACGGACTCACAAGACGTGTCGCAGCATGGAAAAAACACCACCAAATAGAAGATGGGCAAGCGCAATTCTATAAAAGCAATCGTGCCGTTATACTGAGTAATGAACAAGCCGTTGCAGAGCTAGAACAAGCCATAGATGAACTGATTGACCAAGCGGGAACACCGGGGCTTATCATCGTTGATACTTTAGCAAGGGCGTTGGGCGGCGCAGATGAGCGTTCTGGTGTGGACGTTAACTTGCTCATCATGGCGTTAGATCGTTGCAGAGATAAGTATAAAGACTGCACGGTGCTGCTGGTGCATCACACAGGGCATAGCAACAAAGAACGTGGCAGAGGGGCGTCAGAGCTCACGGCAAGCCTCGACCATGAGTTTCGCGTTGAGCAAGTCGGTGATGATGAGCTTGCCAAAATCGTGATGACGTGGACGAAACAAAAAGATGACGCTTTCCCAGAGGCCATGGCGTTCAGCAAACTACCCGTAACACTAATGACGCCAGATATGTTTGAGGTGAGCAGCATTGTGCTTGAGGCAACGGCAGATGTGCCAAACATGAGCGGCAATGGAAGTGGCATGAGTAAGTCACAACGCGCCGTCATGAGCCTGTTTGAGGAGCTGCAAGAACATGATGAAGTTGAAAGAGACAGGCTGCGAGATGAGTACCTAGATCGGTATGCCACGGACAACAGAAGGAATGACAGAGCGCGGTTTAACAGAGTGATAACAGGCCTCATTGAACTGCAAAAAGTAACCCAAAAAGAGGGGGTGGTTAGGCGGTGTGATGAGGGGTGACACGCGACATGACACGACATTTTTCGACATTTTTGTGTCGTGTCGAAATCGAGCGAAACGACATGCTATAAATCGCCCCCCTTTAGGGGGGCGTTATGCGTGTCGCGTTCGATGTCACGAATGTCGATGTTTTTAGGGGATTGGTCTGATCTTGATGAGAATGAGTTTTACCAAGCTTTGCAGACGGTCAGATCAATTGCTGAGTTGGAAGGCGTTGCCAATCGTCGGCGTGTGTTGCGCAACCCTAACCTCTCGACGTGGAGTGAGGCGCAAAAGCAAATCATTCTCCAACGCAAGTATGAGCTAGAACGTGATGGATGAGGAAATGCTAAAAAAGCGAATGATGACGTTTGAACGAAAACGTGCGCGGCTGGGTTTACGAGCAGCCTTGCCGGATGACAAACGACGTAGGGTTTGGAGAGAACCGCTAACAAAGCCAGAGTTACACATTCTTGACTTCATGCGTAGCCACGGCGTCATCACAGCAAAAGACCTAGCAGGCGCATTGGATGAAGAACTGAAAGACGTGATGCAAGTGTTGCTGAGTTTGATCGACAGACATTACGTCAAGGTAGTCAGTGAAAGAGGCTACGCAAAATACAGAGCAAGAACAAAGGATGAGGTAGATGAATTACAAGAAAATCTTTAGTAAGGCCGAGCGTATCGTTCAAGAACGTCAGCAGAGCTACGGAGACGCACGAGAAATGCACCAAAGCATTGCAGATAGGTGGAACAACGTGCTGAAAGAAAAGCTCACTCAGGGAGTCTCTCTGTCAGCGTACGACGTGGCACGCATGATGGCAGAACTGAAGGCTGCGCGGATGGATGACAATGGGTTTCACGAAGATAGCTTGATTGATCAGATAAACTATTTGGTGATCGCCTATCGTTTAGCCGGTGAAGATGCATCAGTTTTTCAGTGGGATGACTAAATGGTGTATGATGGCAGTGCAGAAGCTTTTCTGTGTTTGTCTGAGAGTAAACGTTGTGTTTCTCCCTGCGTTGCTCCAACTAAGCAGTGCCAAGGTTTCTCCTCCAGTATGGCCTTGGTGCTGCTTTTTTTGTGGTGAAACCGCGTGAGCACACTAGCTCAATCTCGCACGCGCACGCGACCCCTTTTTTGCCGTTGGTTATGCATTTTGCGCAACCCTTGGGCACGCCACAAGCTATGCATATTTTGCACAAAGTCTCACAAATCAGCTAAGTCATTGATTTTACTACAAATGCAAATTCCCATAATAATGATTATGTTAACAAAAAGCCAAATCTTGGCAAAATCGAGCGCAAAAACCCCCCCCGCCCTCGGCTTTTGCTGGGTGTGTCTGTGTGTAATCCCACACACATTCTGCACCTATTTTTGCCCCCCTGCACCCCTATCGTATAACTTAGCCTTAACACGGAGAAAAAATCATGCCTGGCAGACCTAAACGACGCGCAGCGATAGCTAAAGTGGAAGCACGCGGAGGCGCAACTTTTCTTGAAGAATATTTACTTAGTGGCGGCACCATTACCGGTTTGGCGCGTGAGCTAGACTTGGATCGTGGCTTTTTGCAGAGGTTGGTCAACAATCACGATGACTACAAGCGTGCTATGGAGGCGGCGCGTGAGCAAGGCGCAGATGCCCATGCGGAGGCTGGCTTTGAGATTATGCGGAGGCTACGCGAGGAGCGCAAGGCAGAGCGTGCCAATGCCGACCCTGGGAGCAAGACTTCTGAGCTATCCGCGTTGGACGTGAGCATTGCCAAGGAGGAAGCTGCACAGCATCGTTTTATTGCAGAAGCTTGGAACCGCAGCAGGTATGGCAACACGGCCAACCAGACGCAGATCACGGTGAACCTTGGGGATATGCATTTGGATGCGCTCCGTAAGGCCAAGCTTGTGCAAGACACGACGAAAACGATTGAGCACAACGATGAGTAGTGCGCCGCGCAACTTTATGGAGGAATTTGTTGCTGCGTATGGCAATGATCCAGTGCTTTTTGTTGAGGAGATGTTGGGCGCACAGCCGTTTGACTATCAAGCTGAATTTTTGCGTGCTTTACTTGATGAACGTAAGATGAGCGTAAAGTCTGGCCATGGCACCGGCAAGAGTACAACGGCAAGTTGGGCTATGTTGTGGTTTATGTTGCTGCGGTATCCATGCAAGGTTGTTGTAACTGCGCCGACGTCGAGCCAGTTGTTTGACGCTATGTTTGCTGAGTTAAAGCGGTGGATCAACGAGTTGCCCAAAGAGTTGCAGCAATTGTTGAACGTGAAGTCTGACCGTGTAGAGCTTGTAAGCGCACCGGCAGAAGCGTTTATATCTTGCAGAACGGCACGCGCAGAAACGCCAGAAGCCTTGGCTGGGGTGCACAGCGACAATGTTTTGCTAATTGTTGATGAGGCAAGTGGCGTGCCAGAGCAAGTGTATGAGGCGGCGGCAGGCTCGATGTCTGGCCATAATGCTACGACGTTGATGTTGTCTAACCCTACGCGGAGCAGCGGCACGTTTTTTGAGAGCCACAATCGTATGGCGCATAGTTGGTGGACGCGCACATGGTCATGCAAGGATAGCCCGTTGGTCAGCCATGAGTTTGTTGATGAGATGGAGCTACGGTACGGCCCAGAGAGCAATGCGTATCGAGTACGTGTGTTAGGCGAGTTTCCGCTTTCTGATGATAACACGATTATTCCGTATCATTTGGTTGAGTCTGCGCAGAACCGTGATGTTGTTGTGAGCGATGAGGCGATGATTGTGTGGGGCTTGGACGTTGCGCGTTTTGGTTCTGATGCAACGGCGTTGTGCAAGCGTCAGGGGCCGATTGTGACTGAGCTACGGTCATGGCGTGGGCTAGACTTGATGCAGACCACCGGGCGGATTGTGGCAGAATATGAGGCACTGGCACCGTCTAAGCGCCCTGCTGAGATATTGGTAGACAGCATAGGCGTGGGGTCAGGCGTTGTTGACCGTTTGCAAGAATTGGGTTTGCCTGTGCGAGGCGTGAATGTAGCCGAAAGCCCATCTATGGGTGATACATATATGAACTTGCGGTCTGAGCTATGGTTTAAGTGCAAGGCGTGGTTGGAAGATCGGAGCTGTAAGTTGCCGAAAGATGACCAACTTATTGCTGAATTAACGGCCATTCGGTATAGCTTTACATCTTCTGGTAAAATGAAAGCTGAATCTAAGGATGAGATGCGCAAGCGTGGCTTGGGGTCACCAGACTTGGCTGATGCGTTGTGCTTAACGATGGCGTCTGATGCTGCAACTGCATTGTCTGGCGCGTTTAAGACGTGGCGCGGCGAGTTAAAGCGAAATTTACTAGGTATTGCGTGAATTTTTGGGCGTCTAAGCTCTCTGTGTTAAGTTGTTGGTGTAACTTACATGGAGGTTTTTGTTATGCCAAAAGGTATGGGGACGTATGGAACGAAAAAAGGCAGACCGCCTAAGAAAAAGGGTGGCAAGAAGAAGTAGTGCCGAAATTTAAGAAGGTAGCCAAAACCAAGCGTGGGGTGCCTAAGAAGTATTTGTCTAATGCTCGCAACCCTGCCGCAAAGGAACGTGAGATATTAGAAACCAAACGTAGGTATAAGTTGGGTTTGCCTATTGATGTTAAGAAGGTGAGTAAAAGTCGTGCCGGGCAAAGTAAAACCAAAGTCAAAAAGCGGAAGCGCGTTAGCTAACAAAGCTAAGAAAAGCGGTATTCCGATTGGCATATTAAGGCAAGTTAAGAAGCGTGGCGATGCTGCGTATTTAAGCTCCGGGTCACGCAATGTGCCAATGGCAGCGTGGAGCATGGGCAGAGTAAACAGTTTTATTAGCGGCAAGGGCGGCGCACGTAAGGCAGACAGTGATTTATGGAAAAAAGCCAAAGCTGCAAAAAGTAGGAAAGCTTGATGAGCATATTTGACGAATTAGCAAGATCGCGTGGTTTTTTTAATGCGCGTGATATGTTTGACGGCGGCGGGGCTATGGCGCGTGGTGGTCGTTTTGAGGGTGGCGGTTTGTTAAGCATGATCGGCAACTTGGCGAACTCGGTGCTTGGTCGAGACATAGGCGAACGTTCTGCATATTTTGCAAAAAAGCCTATGCCACGTCCTATGCCTATGCAGAATAATGCAGTGAGCAATCCTATGATGCCTACATCAACGTTTGATGCAGAACGAATGATGTCAATAAATGATCCTATAGGAAATTCTTTTTTAGCAAGACAAGACAACCCATCAGGAATTGGTTTTGGAATGGCAAATGCACCATTTAATTCTGTTGCAGATGTTGTTTCACCGATTAACACAGCCAAGGTAACACCACAGCAAAACATGGTTGAGGAAATTGCAACCAATATTGTTGCTGATGAGATGGGCGTTGGCTTTTTTACATTGCCATCTGTTGAACGCCAGCGATTGGTGCAGAACAAGATTAACGAATTAACAATTGCAATGGGTATGTAGTGATGCCTGCCAAGCGCAAAAAAATATCGCCAAGCAAAAAATTTGCAGATGGCACGACGTATAAGGATGGCGATGGCAAAACGCGGCGGCGCGTATCGTCTCCCGGCACAAAGCGAGGCAAGGCATATTGCGCAAGAACGGTGAGCCAGAAGCGCACGCCCAAAGTTAAAGTACGGCGCAAGGCATGGGGTTGCCGTGGTAAAAATTCAGTGAGGACGTAGATGGCATTAACGACATATGCAGAGCTAAAGACAGCGATAGGTGACTTTCTTAACCGTGATGATTTAACAATCGTCGCGCCAGATTTTATTTCTCTTGCAGAAGCAGACATAAACAGGCGTGTGAGACATTGGCGTATGGAGGGCAGAGCCACAGCGCAGATCGACACGCAGTTTAGCGCCCTACCCGCAGATTTTGCAGAAACGTTGACATTTCACATAACGTCTGGCGATTTGGCGCAGATCGAGTTGTTGAGCAAGGCTGAGATGTTAAAGCGTCGTAAGTCTAGCTCTGATGCAACTGGAAAGCCTGCGTTTTATGCAATTACAGCCGGTGAGATTGAGGTTTACCCAACGCCAGACAGCACATACACGACAGAGCTATATTATTATAAACGTGTAAGCGCGTTAAGCGACAGCAACACCACTAATGACATTCTAACATTTTTTCCAGATGTGTACTTGTATGGCGCACTGGTACACTCTGCCCCATATCTAAAGGACGATGCGCGTGTTGCGGTTTGGGGTTCTATTTACGCGCAAACACTTGCTGACATTAACAGCGAATCTGAGGCAACTAAGTTTGGCGGTTCTGGCCGTCGCATGAAAATAAAGGCGTATTAATATGAGTTTTAGCAATACTTTTGAGACGCACGTTTTAAACTACGTGTTTACTGCAACAAGCGTAACAAGGCCGACGGCTTGGTATGTCGCGCTATTTACTTCCAACCCGGCAGAAGATGCTAGCGGTACTGAGGTTTCTACCTCTGGCACTGCGTATGTCAGAAAAACAGTTTCGTTTACTGTGTCTGGCAACTTGGCAACCAATTCTGGCGCTATTGAGTTTCCGACGGCTACATCAAGCTTTGGAACAGTCACGCATATTGGCGTATTTGACGCAAGCACAAGCGGTAATCTTATTGCTTATTCTGCGTTATCTGCAAGCAAGGCAATTGCAACTGGCGATGTGTTCCGTATTCCGGCAGGCGATCTTGATATAACGCTCGACTAGTGGCTTATCGCGCCTCATATGGTGCCGACTTTTATGGCACTGGTTTGTATGGTGTTACTGGTGCGATTAACGCCGCCGCAACGGTAACGCCTGCGTTAAGTGTTGTTTGCTCTGGTGTAACTGTAAAAGATGCAAGCGCAACCATTAGCTCAACGCTATCTACGACAGTTGTCGACCCAGATACAGTAAACGATGCAAGTGCCACGATTACTTTGCAAAGCGCAACAATTACCGTTGCAGAGGAATATGTTGCAAGCGAAGGGTTTAGACCTGGTTATGGTTTAAAAACCTACGGCACAAGCATCTATGGCCGTAACGACAGCATAGAGCAAAGCACGGCCACAATTGCCATTACGTCTACGATGACGGTTGGCGCAAGCCCACAACTAAATGCACAAGCTACAATTGCATCAACTTTAACGACAACTGCAAGCGGTGTGTTTGACGTTGTTGGGTCAGTTAATTTAGCTCTATCGTTGTCTCTTTCTACATCCGTTGCGCGTGTGTTGCTTGGCAGTTCAACCTCAACAATTGCACTTACATTAGCAACAACTGCCATAGAGAAGTGGGAGCCAATCGCAGGCACGCCGGAAACATGGACGCCAGTCGCAGCAACAAGCGAAACCTGGACGCCCATAACAGATTCACGCGCTGCATGATTTTTTGGAGCTACAGCCAAACTGTGCGATAGTTGCCTCAACGAGCTACGGCGCTTGTTTCCCTTACATTGTTAGGAAAAGTGTGCGTGGCAGAAACGTAACTGAGGAGTTTATTTATGCCAACTAACACCACAACTTATTCATTACAAAAACCTACCGTTGGGGGAGATGAGGACGCCTGGGGTGGTTACATCAACAGCAACCTCGATGCGATTGATGATCTACTAGACGGCACAACGCCAGTTACGGGCATAGACATAAACTCAGGCGCAATTGACGGCACGGCCATTGGCGCAAACTCTGCAAGCACTGGCGCATTTACAACCATCGTTGGCACAACGTTAAATCTAAGCACTGGCCTTGCAGCTAACCTTGATACAAATGGGCAAGACATTGTTACATCATCTAACGCCGATTTAGACCTAGCGCCTAACGGAACAGGTAAAGTTGTTGTAAGAGGTAATGATAACTCGGGCAAAATTGTTTTAAACTGTGAGAATAACAGTCACGGCGTTACAGTGGCAAGCCCTCCACATTCCGCAAGCGCAACCTATGAAGTGGCTCTACCCAATGCTCTTGGTACTACAAACGCAAGTGCTTTTGTAACAACAGATGCAAATGGTGTTGCTACGTTTGATAATGGCACAATCGAGGAAAGCACATCGGTTACATCTAGCTCTAATGCTGCAACGCTTAACTTGCGTGATGGGAATGTGTTTGAGCATACACTGACTGAGAATGTAACGTATACGTTTAGCAACCCAGCGGCATCTGGCAAGGTATCAAGCTTTGTTCTTAAAATAAAACAGGATGCGTCTGCCAGTGGTTACACAGTGACTTTCCCAGCAAGTGTAGACTTTGTTGGTGGCACAGCGCCTACGCTTACGGCTACCGCAAATGCGATTGATACGTTTGTGATTTTTACGACAGACGGTGGCACGATCTACAATCTATTGGTGGCTGGTCAGGATATTAAGTAATGAACATATCAACGAAATTATTAAAAGCAGCGGCTGG